GAGATTGACGAAATCACTCTTAGAGCTATTGTAGACTTGATTGATGTTGAACAGAACCCTGACGTTGGACACGTTAACTACCAGTATGTCGCTGGTAGACAAAGATTGTCTATGCTTCGTAAAGACGTTTACGGAGATTATAACCCACCATCATTGTATGAGATTGTAAAGAAGAACGTGTCGGTGGGCCTTTACACTCCTGAACTTCTCGAATGGTATTCCGAAGATGAATGGAATAAGATGGATGAATTCATCGATCACGAGAAGGATGAGGAGTACTCATACGCAGCAATTGAACAAATGATTGAAAAATATCTTGTTCGCAATAGAGCCACTAAGGAAATCTATGAAACTCCACAAGTCCGTTACATGGTTGCAGCAGCTACAGTTTTTCATATGGAAGAACCTAGCAAGCGTCTCAAGTTTATTAAAGAATATTATACGGCGGCCAGTGACGGGCTTTTTACTTTGGCTACTCCTGTTCTCGCTGGTCTCGGTACTCCAACAAAGCAGTTTAGCTCTTGTGTACTTATTCGCAGCGATGACGATTTGGATTCGATTTTCGCTAGTGGAGAAATGATGGCTAAGTATGCCAGCAAACGTGCTGGTATTGGCTTAGAAATCGGCAGGCTTCGTCCCCTCGGTTCGCCTATTCGAGGGGGCGAAATCATGCATACCGGCATGATTCCGTTCTTAAAGAAATGGTTCGGTGATCTTCGCAGTTGTTCACAGGGTGGCATTCGTAATGCTAGTGCTACTGTGTTCTATCCTATCTGGCATCATCAATTTGACGATTTGATTGTTCTTAAGAACAATCAGGGCACGGAAGAAACTCGTGTTCGTCACATGGATTATGGTGTTGTTCTTAGCGCATTCTTCTGGCGCCGTTTCAAGAACAAAGAGAACATTACATTCTTTGATCCAAACGAAGTTCCAGAACTATATGAAGCATTCTATAGTGACACAGCAAAGTTTGAAGAACTTTATGTGAAGTATGAAAAGCGCAAGGATTTACGCAGAAAGGTAATGAGTGCTGAGGAAGTCTTCAAGGGAGGCATTCTCAAGGAACGCACTGATACAGGTAGAATCTATCTTGTATTCATTGATAACGTTATGAATCAGGGTCCATTTGATCCTGAGTATCATACGATCTATCAATCAAACCTTTGCTGCGAGATTCTGCTTCCAACAAAGCCCTTCAAGCGTTTAGACGCTACTAGGAAGATAGTAAAAGTCAAGAAGAAGGATTCTGCTAAGTTCCTAGAGAACAAGCCGGCAGATTTTGTTAATGTAAGAAAGTTATAAATGTTTCTTCTGGCATAAATAACTATGCACATTGGGAACATTGAAATGACTGACTTTACGGCAACTTGGTTGATGATTAAACAACATAAGGTAACTGGATTGAAATACTTTTGTAAAACTTCAAGGTATGATCCGGTTAAGTATTTAGGTTCGGGCACATATTGGACTAGACACTTAGAAGAACACGGCAATGAGGTAGAAACAGTTTGGTATCAGTTATTTGAGAATAAAGACGAGTTGATGTACTATGCACTTTCTTTTTCCGCTGACAATAATATTGTTGACTCAGTGGACGAAAGTGGGAGAAAGATTTGGGCTAATCTAATTCCTGAAAACGGAATCGACGGCGGAGGAAACAGAGGATTGTCTATGCTACAAGAGCAACGAGATAAGATTTCTGATACTTGGGAGGTTATTTGTCCAGACGGAAGCATCATTGTTATAAAGAATATGTTACAGTTCTGCAAAGAACACAACTTGAATCCGAGTGCGATGAGTGCAGTAGCAAGAGGCAAGCGCGGCTCGTTCAAGGGGTATAGGTGCAAAAAGATAACAAACAACAGAAATGTAAAGTATAGTTATAAAGAATACCAGTACGAAACCGAAGAAGAAAAGTCATTAAGATTGAGCCGCCAAGCAGTTAAAGGTAGTGAACATCACGAAGCAACTTCTATTGACTATGATGGGATGGTATACGGTAGCATAGCAGAAGCAATGTCATCTACTGGTAAGAGTTATTATTTGATTACGAAATATGGAAAAAGATTATGAATAGAATAGAAGAACTTATCAACAAGTCATTAGATATTACGGTTCCGTATACCTGGACTACGCTTGATTATGATGAGATTATAAAGCTGCAAAAAACCCTGGCTAAGCTGATTGTTGAGGATTGCATAGAGCAGATTAAAAAGATTCCAGTTCGGGTTGAACCAATCAGCGGACAGTCATTTAAGTATGTTCAACTGGGAACAACCATTGAAACTATTGAAGAACGGTTTGGAGTAGTAGAATGAGCGAACTTTACGAATATGTAGATGCTGTCCCCGAAGACGATGAGGAATATGATTATTACGAGGTTGACGAAGTAGAAGGCCGTGTGGCTTTATGTACCCTCGGGAGTATGAATTGGGGTGCGTTTAGAAATCCAGAAGATATGCGTAGAGCATGTCGCATTCTATTGCGTAGCTTGAACAACATCCTTGATTATCAGGATTTCTTGAGCATTCAGTCAAAGTTGTCAAACGAAGATATTAGACCAATTGGCATTGGTGTTACTAATCTCGCATACTGGCACGCCAAGCGTAGTTTCAAGTATGGAGAGCCAGAAGCACTACAAGAAGTAAAGAGCTGGATGGAACATCAGGCTTATTATCTAACCGAAGCAAACGTAGAACTTGCTAAGGAACGCGGTAAGTGTAATGATAGTGATCGTACACGTTATGGTCAAGGTATCTTCCCTTGGGAACTTAGAGCAAAGGGTGTAAACACTCTTGCTAACTTTACTCCCGAACTCGATTGGGAATCATTACGTGCTGACATTAAGGACTATGGTGTTCGCAACGCTACACTGATGGCAATCGCTCCGGTAGAATCAAGCAGTGTTGTTATCAACTCTACTAACGGTATTGAAATGCCCATGGCATTGATTTCTACGAAGGAATCAAAGGCAGGCTCATTCGTTCAAGTTGTTCCTGAATATCAGAAGCTTAAGAACAAGTATCAGTTGATGTGGGACCAAACTGATTGTGTTGGTTATATCAAGACTGCTGCCGTATTAGCTGCTTATGTTGATCAGAGCATTTCAACTAATACATTCTACAACCCTGCTCATTTCCCAGAGCGTAAAGTTCCAACAACACTGATTGCTAAGAACTTAATGCAGGCACAACTATGGGGAATCAAGACCTTCTATTACTCACTGATTAACAAGAAGGGAGCAAAAGCAGAAGATGATGTTGAAGCACCATTAGAAGTAATTGACTTTTTTGAAGAAGACGCAGATTGTGAAAGTTGTAAGCTATGAGTAAAGCACAGTATAATTTAACTACAAAGACAGACTATCTTAACCGCAAGATGTTTCTTGATCCTGCGGGCCCAGTAACTATTCAGCGTTTCGAAGAAGTTAAGTACAACAAGATTGCTGATTTTGAAAAGACCGCACGTGGGTTTTTCTGGGTGCCAGAAGAAATTTCGTTGACTAAAGACGCACAGGACCACAAAGAATCAAGTGAAGCAGTAAAGCATATCTTCACTAGCAATCTATTGCGCCAAACCGCGCTTGATAGCTTACAGGGCAGAGGTCCGTCACAAATCTTTACTCCTGTTGTATCGTTGCCCGAACTTGAGGCGCTTGTCTATAACTGGACGTTCTTTGAGACAAACATTCACAGCCGCTCATATAGCCATATCATTCGCAACATCTACAACGTGCCCAAGGAAGTGTTTAATACTATCCATGATACCCAAGAGATTGTTGACATGGCATCAAGCGTGGGCGATTATTATGATAAGCTCCATGTCCTCAACTGTAAGAAAGAAGCAGGTATCGAGGTATCAGAAGAAGAACATATTAAGGCTATCTATCTTGCGCTACATGCCAGCTACGCACTTGAAGCTTTTAGATTCATGGTGTCGTTCGCAACAAGTCTCGCAATGGTTGAGAACAAGATTTATATCGGTAATGGTAACATTATCAGCTTAATTCTACAAGACGAGCTACTACACAAAGGTTGGACAGCATTCCTGATCAATCAGGTTGTCAAGGAAGACCCTCGCTTTGCTAAGGCAAAGATTGAATGCGAAGCAGAAGTCCATCAAATCTACGTAGATGTTATTCGTGAAGAAAAAGAATGGGCTGATTATCTCTTCCAAAAGGGCCCGGTTATCGGTCTTAACGCTGCTATTCTTAAGGACTTCGTTGACTATACAGCGGTTGGCGCACTCAAGGATATCGGCATCAAATATTGGAATCCTGCTCCTAAGACTACTCCTATTCCTTGGTTCAACAAGCATAGTGATACTAGCAAGAAGCAGACCGCACTTCAAGAAAACGAATCAACTAACTATGTAATCGGTGTCATGAGTGACATTCTTGATTACGATGAACTACCAAGCTTATAAGGAGAAAAATATGAGAGCTATTGTATGGTCAAAGGATCACTGCCCTTACTGTGTTCAGGCAAAGAATCTACTATCACAGAAGGGTATCGAATTCGAAGAAAGAAAGATTGGTGAGGGTTGGACTAAGGAACAATTATTAGAAGCAGTTCCTGATGCTCGTACCGTCCCGCAGATTTTCCTCGACGGAGAACTCGTCGGTGGATTTACAGAGCTTCGCGCTAAGTTCTTAGCAGAAGCAGCATAAGGAAAGATAATGAAAGATATTATGGCAGGTGAAGTCTACACCTTCAAACTTACAAGCGGAGAAGAAGTTGTAGCAAGAGTTTTAGATATTGATGAGAAGTATGTATTATTACATGATCCAGTTTCTGTTGCTCCTGGGCCGCAAGGTCTTGGTTTGATTGCTAGTTTGTTCACCGCAAATCCGAAGGCCGAAACAAGACTAAATACTAATAACGTCACGATTCATGCTTTGACAGACGAAAGTGTAAAGGCAAAGTATATCGAAGCGACTACTGGTTTAGTAGTTCCTGACAAAAAGATTATTATGGGATAATGAATGGCAAAGCTTAGCAGAAAGGGTGACGCAAACAACGGTGGCGGCAAGTTACTTACCGGCGCGAAAACTGTGTTTGCTAACGGGATTGCGGTATCAGTACATGTTAGTGATATTAGCCCGCATGGTCCCGGCCCTCATGCTAAGGCAAAAACTACAGATGGTAGCCCTAGCGTATTCGTAGAAGGAAAACCAGTAGTCAGAGTCGGTTCAGGAAATACTTGCGGTCATAAGATTGTTCAAGGTAGTCCTAACGTAAATGTACCGTAAAGAAGAAAATGGCAGATACTGGAAAAAATAGTCCTTTAGGAATTAACGTCACTGGCGACTACATGTATGATACCGGATTTAATATTAATCCGGTAGCGGAATCTTTTATGGGAGTCAGCAAAAGAAATGCCGCTTACTCTTTTGGCTCCTGTGTCAGTGACACATGTTTACGAATGTTAACTTGGGCTATCAATGACGCCTATAACAGAGGAGTCGTACTGAAATCGCCGGCAGGTACTAGTGTATACGATAATCTTATTGCTATTGGAAACGGTACTATTCCTGCTTTAGGAAATAGTATGCCTCCTACGTATGTTCCAGTAGATCCTGCTAATCTATGGGCAAGAACAAGTGTTTCGGCTACAGCTTTATCATACGCAGAGCAATATGCTAGACAAGCAGGCTATACAAATGCTCTACCTGGACCAGCTACAACTGGTTATGGAAACTATGACGGATCATATGGCGACCCACTGCAAGGAAAAGGTGTAACTGATCAAAAGCAGAATGCTACCTGGTACCCGTACAATATGACTAACCCAAATCATTCCGTGACTCAATGGGGATATATCAGATTACACGCATTGCAGGCATGGAACGAATTCAACTGGAATGGAACAGTAGTTGATCCGTCAGATGGAAGCGTTCCATCTTATTTACAGGGCTATCAACTACCAGAATATAAAGAATTCTTATCGTCTATAACTTCTACTAGTGCGTATATAGATCAAGCTAATCAAGCTATAATTGCAACCAATAACGGTAATACCTTCTTAGAAGGTACGTACAGTAACATGAATGATTTAATCAGTGCGGACATCACTGGTGTAAGCTTATCTACTGTTGCGCTTGGTGCCGACCTAGAAAATTTGGGTATGGCGCTAGACTTGACCAACATTGACTCATTCGGACTTCCTTCTAATCTGTTAAGAACTCTAGGAAGTCAGGGGGCCATCACGCAGGATCTGAGTTTAGTATTGCTAGCATCGGGACTCACAAGCCCTGAAATTTCTCAGATATCTTCCGGTGAAGTTCTGAATCCCACAGAAGAACAAGAAAGAAAAATATACGGTGCTTTCCTGTTAATGACAGGAGAAAATCTACGAGCTATTTTGGCTCCCATTCAATGTAGAACTCAAGGGTTACAGACTTTAGCAGATTTGCTAGATGTAAAGAAATTATTTCCTAACAGCTATGCTACTCTTACCGTTCCAATGTACAACGCAACACCGGGGCCGACAAACAGTAAAACCTACTATTTGATTTATACAGACGGAACCGTAAATCCCGCGTTGAATCTACCTGCTATGAGAGAATATGTGGGTACTCTTGTGCCTAAAGGAAATCCTCCACTATACGATTCGAGTACGACTCCCAAGAACTACCGAGAAGTTCCAAAAGGATTTGATAGTTATCTATCGGGAATCTTACCTACCAATCAAGCACTTGCTGCGGGCGCATTATCTTTCACTTTGCGGCAGGTGAAAAGTGTTGAAACGTTCGATATTAAACAATTTGCTAAAGTAGTAACTGGCATTGAAAATGTTTCGGACCTACCTCAAACAGCAGGTACGAGTAAGCCCACTAACCAACAGATGATTAATCAAAGTACTACTAGGGGCGCGCTGGGTTCTGGTCCAAACGGCACTTATACTATGAGTGACTTGTTTGGTTGTATGACTGGTCTTCCTTACCCTTGGAAGTTAATCAAGCAAAGATTGAATCAATTAGAAACTAAAAAGCTTTATAATATTTACAATCAGTTATTTTTAGCTGTAACTTGGGAAGGTGCCAGCGTCACTGTCATCCCCGAAACTAGAGAAGTAGAGATATCACCCGGTATATTCCAAACAGAATATAGAGTGGGTAGTTTAGTAATAAATGATTCTGGTGGAGGATATGGTAGAGGTACTGCTTCTGATCCTGTAATCACTTGTGATAACGGCGGCGCTGGAATAGGAATCGTAGGTAGAAATGATGCTCTCGCCGCATCATTGGGTGGCGGAACGTTCGGTAGAGTCAACTCAGCAACAGTAACCAATAAAGGGTCATGGCAATTGACTCCTCCTACAGCATCTATTCAATATCCACCTACTACGGGATTACCAGTAGCATCAAACGGAGACATTGCTACAGACGGGTTAAACACTTCTTACGGCACAACCGGCTGGCCGCAACCGATGAACCAAGTAGTTAGTGCCTACATACTACAGGCTAATCAAGAAATCACATCTATATTAAATGCTAAGCCTGAGTTAGCTAAATTCTTGAATACATATTGGAGCGGAATGGGTTCCCAATTAATGATCGAACAGCGAACTAGATTTAAAGCATTAACTCCGGTCGCTGTGCCTAAGGATTATTTTGCTAGTCCGTATCCTTCAGCTACGCATGGATTTACTGATAGCTTACCGCAGTACTCAAAGGATACTAGACCGCACATGGCAGCGCAAACTATCGAAGCTATGAGCGATATGAACACAGTAGGTGGCCAAAGCACTATAGGGTTAATGAGACAGGAGAGAAACCAGGCTAGATTACAGTTGTTGGGTATTGATCAAGATAACAATGTTCCTGATGATCTATCTGATACTGAGAAAAAGATACTGACCACTAATGGAACTGCTCCGCTAGCTATCAACGGCACGGGTGTCTCCGGACCTCTGGGAGAGTACACTCTTCCCGCTTGGCCGTATATTCAAATGCCAGACGGTACGATTGTGACTCCTTCGCCGTCAGGTACATATTCTTCTGATTCTCCGATACAGACGCCAGATGGTACTGTCATATTCCCTAATAGTTCTTCGCTGCCGGCTGATATTGGATCTCCTTCTGGTCAGTCCACGCAGCCAACTGGATTCCAGTTGAAGTCTTCGGCCGCACCAGGTGATATTACCCCGATTCTTGAAGGTGATCCTAACCCAGTAGTAGCCCCAATTGTTCCTGTTGGCCCTGTAATTTCAACTGGACCGTTTGGACCTACTATTCCTTTATTGACTGCTCAGGTCAATAATCCTACAGGGGTTAATAATATTGCTCCTAACATAAACTCAGATACTACATTGCCTATTATTATTCAGCCTGCTCCTGAATACGATCCTACTAATCTACCATCAAATCTCGATCCTAAGTACACTAACAGTACGATGATGCCGGCAGTTCCTAGCATTCAAGAAGCTATTGACAGGGTAATTGAATGTAACTGTGATTGTTGGATTGCCTAATAAATTATTGACAACCTCCCTAAACTAATATATACTATAATCAAATGAAGGAAACCTATGTCATACCTATTTACCAGTGAGAGTGTTTCGGAAGGACACCCAGATAAAGTTGCCGACGCTATCAGTGACAGTAT